AACGGCTCCTATCCAAAAGACCAATTTGAGTACATTGAAGATAATCGCTCATGGTTCTACTTCGACAGTCGTGGATATATGTATTCTGAACGCTGGCTGAAGCACACAGATGGGAAATGGTATTGGTTTGACAAGGATGGCTACATGGCCACTTCCTGGAAGAAAATCAACGGAAAATGGTATTACTTCAACCGTGATGGCTCTATGCAGACTGGCTGGGTTAAATACTACGAGAAATGGTATTACCTCAATTCAGAAAATGGGGACATGGTATCAAACGCATTCGTTCCTTACAATGGCGGATACTACCTCATGCTTGAAGATGGCCGATTGGCTGAAAAAGAAAGCTTCAATATTGAGCCTGACGGCTTGATCACAACTAAATAATTTTTAAAAAAATAGAAAGGAAATTTTCTAAAATATTGTTCTAATTGTAACCGCAGGCACTAGCTTGCGGTTTTTTTTGTTTGCTCTGGAATGTTATTACTTAAAAGTGCGTTGCTATCAGTTTTGTTAATGCCAACAAAATTGGCCTGAAAGTACTTTCTAAAATAAAAAAACTTTAAATTTCTTTGTGTTTATTGTTGACATACGTCAACACTCATGCTATAATATAATCAAGATAAAGAAAGGGAGAGCGAAAGCCCTCAAGGTAAAATAAAATGGCACAAATTAAAGATGGATGGCACAAGGTTCATGAGAAAGACGTTTACGTAGAAAATGGGAAAGTTGTCCGTGGAGTAACCAAAGACGCAAACAACTCAGAAGTCACTTGCTATCCTTATGAGTACAGCGAAGACCACGGCTGCTGGATCAACATTTCTGGGGAAGTAACTCTACCAGCTTATAGAGCAGGCTACAAAAAAGGAACTATGTGCATGAAGTAAGCTATTAAGAGGTAGCTAGATGAAAATTGACACGAAGAAGGTAGAGATGGTCTTAATGGATGAGACCATCCCTGCCAACCTCTTTGAAAAAGAGTTAGGGATTTCACGTTCAGCAGTTACCAGGTTGCGAAAAGGAGAACGTGAGTTTAAAAATTTTACAATTGATACTGCTGAAAAAATTCAAAGATGGATTGACAAAAAATGAAGCTTGATTTGACAGGGAAGAAATACGGTCGTCTGACTGTTCTTGGCGATGTTGGGAAAAGAACTAGCAAAGGGAGAGTTCTCTGGCATTGTCTTTGTGAATGTGGACGAGTTACTTTCGTTCGTGCTGACCATTAAAAAAATGGCTCAGTGGTCTCCTGTGGTTGCTTGAATGACGAGAAGAAGCATGAGCGTTTCAAGGATTTGACGAATACTGAAACAGATAATTTCAAAATCATTGATAGAGCGTACTCAAAAAATCAACGTGTTTACTGGAATTGTATTTGTAAGCATTGCGGGAATTATATCGAATTACAAAGCAACCAAATTGAACGATATTCAAGCTGTGGTTGCAAGCAAAATCGCAGTACAAAAGAGCGAATGGCTGAAATCAGCGATCCTGAATCATTAAAGACGAATAGACCAACCGCAAAAAGTACGACTGGAGTGCGAGGGGTTTATTACAACAAACGTAAAAAGAGATACGTTGCTTATATCAATGTTGATAAAAAATCAAAATATTTGGGCAGCAGCATAGACTTGAAAGAAGCAGCAGACATCAGACGAAAAGCTGAAATCGAATATGGATATAAACAAAAACAGTGATTTTTTCACTGTTTTTTATTTTTTTACGAATAGATAAGTAGGAGGAAGAAAACATGAACATTTTGAAGATTGAACTTGCGAGCATAGAGCAGACTGATTTAGGCTTTGAGCATTGGGTAGATGTGACTTACACTGTTCCAATTTTGAAAAATAAGTACACGGTCAAGCTGTTGTTGTTCATGGAGTGCAAGATAGATGACCAAGAAGTGATTGAGTACCTGGTATCAACCTGGAAGTATCGTGATCTCGTGTTGCATTCGGTAAGGATGTATGAGATGGAGAGAGAAGCAAATTGAAAATACTGTTACTAACTCTAACTTATCATCAATGTAGATAAGAAGCCAAAATATTTAGGAAGCTACGCTTCTTTGGAAGAAGCGACAGAGATTCGACGTGAAGCAGAAATTGAATATGGATATAAATAAAGCAGTGACCGAAATCACTGCTTATCAGCTGTAGCAAATTCATAAAGTTTTTCTGCCGTTAGAAGCGCCATTTTGTCCATGCTTGTTTTTCCTTTTCTGAGATCAGAAACGGTAGTCCATGGCACACCAGCACCTTGTGAAATAGCAGATGTAGAGATAGAACTGTTAAGTAATTCTTGAATAACTTTTCTCATATTATTTGTCCTTTTTATTTTTTAGATAGATATATACATTGATCACAATTATTAAAATAGCTATTGCACTAACCATTGCTTTTCCTCTTTTCATTTGATAAAATAGAGGTGTAAGGGGCTTGCGCCCCAACCTCTTAGCGTTTACCTTTTTCTTTTGCGGGAGTTTGGTTTACGCTTTTTGTTTTGCCTTGCGACCGTTATTGCGGTCACTAGACTTGCGATAGCTGTTACCGTTTCAGGGATATTGTCTATCGCCTTTTCAAGTAACCTAAGCCAATCTTCTTTGTTCAACTTCCTCACCTCCTTTCCTTATCTTGATTATATTATATCACGGTATACCGAGAAAGTCAAGCGTTTTGATAAAGTTTTTTTACTTTTTTCAAAAAAAATAGACTTTCCCCAGAGATTGGGGAGTTGGGGGGGACACCCTCCAAGAGTGCTGATTCAATAAGATTTTATTTTACCTTTTTCATAATAATCTTCCTAAAGAAGTCACCCAATCAGGTGGCTTTTTTTGTCAGTTTCTAAGTCATATTTAGGTGTCTTCTTGAAAGTAGTACTCCTTTTAAGACAAAGAAAAAAACAGTGGCATTACTCACTGATTCTTTTGTAAACTATTAGAACTAAATTGCAGCCTTCTCAACTATACGGGCAAAGGTGAGTATGAAAATGAATACGAAGATGAATACGATTTAAAAAAATGATGAAAACCATCGGAAATGATTTTAAATAAAAATAAGCAAAAACTCAACTATTGATAAGCAACAGAAAGCATTGGTAACCATTTGTCACTTATACCATAGTTCGTGACAGTTCCTAGTTTTTTTGATAAAATCATACAGTATGCCTTTGGGCACAAAGTATGAACTGGGACTGTTTTTCCCAGCTTCGGAGGTAAAAAATGTCAGATTCACCAATCAAATACCGTTTGATTAAGAAAGAGAAACACACGGGAGCTCGTCTGGGAGAAATCATCACCCCGCACGGTACCTTCCCGACACCTATGTTTATGCCAGTTGGGACCCAAGCTACTGTAAAAACCCAGTCACCAGAGGAGTTGAAGGAGATGGGATCAGGGATTATCCTCTCTAATACCTATCATCTCTGGCTTCGCCCTGGAGATGAACTCATCGCACGCGCAGGTGGTCTCCACAAATTTATGAACTGGGACCAACCAATTTTGACAGATAGTGGTGGCTTCCAGGTTTATTCCCTAGCAGATAGCCGAAATATCACCGAAGAAGGAGTAACCTTTAAAAACCATCTCAATGGTTCCAAGATGTTCCTATCACCAGAAAAGGCCATCTCTATTCAGAATAATCTAGGCTCAGACATCATGATGTCCTTTGACGAATGTCCTCAGTTTTACCAACCCTATGATTACGTTAAGAAATCAATCGAACGTACCAGTCGTTGGGCTGAGCGTGGTTTGAAGGCTCATCGTCGTCCGCATGACCAAGGTTTGTTTGGAATTGTACAGGGAGCAGGCTTTGAAGATCTTCGCCGTCAGTCAGCTCATGACCTTGTCAGCATGGATTTCCCTGGCTACTCTATCGGTGGTTTGGCAGTAGGAGAAACCCACGAAGAGATGAATGCAGTCTTGGACTTCACAACCCAACTTCTTCCTGAAAACAAACCTCGCTATTTGATGGGTGTGGGAGCGCCAGATAGCTTGATTGATGGGGTTATTCGTGGTGTGGATATGTTTGACTGTGTTCTACCGACTCGCATTGCCCGAAATGGTACCTGTATGACTAGCGAAGGACGATTAGTCGTTAAAAATGCTCAGTTTGAAGAAGATTTCACGCCATTGGATCATAACTGTGATTGCTACACTTGTACCAATTACACGCGGGCCTATATCCGCCATCTGCTCAAGGCTGACGAAACCTTTGGTCTTCGCTTGACCAGTTACCACAATCTTTACTTCTTGGTAAACCTTATGAAGAAAGTTCGCCAAGCTATTATGGATGATAACTTGTTAGAATTCCGTGAAGATTTTATGGAGCGCTACGGCTATAATCGATCCAATCGGAATTTCTAAAATCTCCATATGAAAGGAGAGGTCATGTCTGATGAAGAAAAATTGCT